GAGCGGACGGCGTAAGTAAATGGATAAAGAACATCGGTACAGAGCTTCCTACTTTGCAGAGGAAATTTAAAAAATTCGGCGAGCCAGTATTTGATTTTATAATAGATACTGGAAAATGGATTGTTAAAAACGGCAAGGGCATTATTTCAGTTCTTGCAGGCATAGGCGCCGCGCTCGCAGCTTACAAGATTGCTTCTACCGTTACACATATCGTAACGGCACTCATGTCATTAACGCCAACTACGGCAGTTATTATGGGAGTAGTAGCCGCAATCGGTTTACTTGTAGGCGGCATTATGGCGTACAAGCAGTACGAGCAGGATTTGATAGATGAAAGCCTTGCAACGCATTTCGGCGATATTGCATTGTCCATGGAGGATATTCAGGCAATCGCAGAGCATATCGTAAGCTCAGATAGTTTAGGCGGAGTAAAGAAAGCCCTTGAGGCTTTTGAGGATTTGAACGGTATTTCAGCAACCATGGAGGAAGCTATTTCAGAAATCGATAAGATGAACTGGAAAGTTTCTATCGGCATGGAACTTACACCGGACGAGCAGGAAGCGTACAAGACCACTATTGCAGAGTATGTGACAGCGGCGCAGGAATACGCTTCTGGCGCGCACTACGCTGTGTCTTTGAATTTAGATATGGCGTTTTCAGACGAGGATTTAGAGGGACAAAATATTGTAACGAAAGTAGAGCAATTCTACCAGGATAAGTACGACGAGTTATCAGACCTTGGTACACAGCTCAACCAGGCTGTGACAGACGCCTTTAACGACGGCTTACTTGAGATAGACGAAATCGAGACAATTACGAACCTCCAGAAGCAGATGGCGGACATTCAAAAAGCACTTGCTGCCGGAGAATTCGACGCACAACTTTCTATGCTGGAAATGGACTACGGCGGCGGAGCGAGCCTTGATGCAGAATCTTTCCAAAATTTGCAGGCAGAGTTGGCGGAGCAGGTAGAGGCAGCGGAGCAGGCGTATGATGAAGCGTTCGTAAAGAACCTTGCGGCACTCAATGCAGCACACGAAGGCGGAGCCTTGACAGACGCAGAGCTTCAGGCGGCAACAGAATCTTTGCAGGAAACCCGACTGCAGGAACTCGGAGAAATAGAGTTAAAGGCGTTACAGTTCCAGATTGACGCAATCAAGAGCGCATACGGAGATGAGCTTGGCGAATTTTACGATATTCTCGATGAAGTCGCTGCGGAATACGCAGACGAAGCCTACGCGTGGGATTGGCAGGAAAGACCGGTTATTATGTTTGACGCCATGATAGAGGATGCATTAAACAGTAACGGTATTAGCGACACCACTAAGAAGGCAATAGAGCAGTTGTTAGAGGAAATGCAGCCAAGCATTGAATCCATGGAGGAGCTGAAGCAGCAGTACGCAGACGCAGGAATTGAGCTTTCTGACGAGATGGTTCAGGCATTTGCAGACATTGACTTATTAGGAGCAATGACGGCTCGACGAGGAGATAATTTATTCGGTTGGGGCTGGGACGGCGACCAGGAAGCAGGAAGAAACTTCCTAAGTCAGTATATGGCTGACAGCGAAGAATTTGCAGAAATTGTTGAGATGCTTAAAGGCTACGGCTGGGAGTTCCCGGAAAGCATGGCAGAGGGAATCACGGAAGCGCAGGAGACGTCTATCCGACCAGCAGTAGAGGGAATGTACGCATGGTCCCAGGAGACCATAGACGAGTATTTCTCCCAGGGCTTCACGACAGACGCGGATCTGGGAATAACCCTAAACCCTTATTTCAAGTACGGTACTTTGCCAAGTCTTTATAATCTACCTGATTTAGAGGGAATTAACAACAGAGCAGACGGCGGACTTGCTACGAGACCGGAGCTTACCTGGTTCGCAGAAAACGGACCGGAGATGGCTATACCGATTGACGGCAGCCAGAACGCTATTTCCCTTTGGGAGCAGACCGGACGACTTCTCGGAATGGATAGTGTGCTTGACGGCTTAGACCTTTCAGGCGGCGGAAGCGCCCCTACGATTGAGTACAAGCCTACGCTTCAATTCTACGGAGAAGCACCAAGCAAAGAGGATTTAGACGACGCCTTGAAGGTATCGCAGGACGAATTCGATTTGCTTATGGAAAGATATTTCAAAACGCATGGACGTGTGTCCTTCGGATAAGGAGTGTGCTTATGGCGAGAGTATACAAAACCAAGTCCGGCGACATTTGGGACCGCATTGCAAAAGAGGTATACGGAGCAGAATCCTATACCTCTTTTCTTATGGCCAACAATCAGCATTTGCTTGATTACTTTATATTCCCGGAAGGAATAGAGCTTGTGATCGAGGATTTACCGGAGGAGGCAAGCACCCTTCCAGATTGGAGGTCATAATATGGCTTTACCACATCAGGTCGGACTTTCAATTTCATACGACGGAACGGTTGAGACAGTCACCAGCGGAAGCTCATCGGGCGGCAGTAGCGGAGGCGGTGGAACATATACCGTAGTTTCCGGCGACACTTTGTGGGGAATCGCAAAGAGGTACTACGGAAGCGGTATTAAGTACACCATTATTTACGATGCCAACGCCGCCATTATAGAATCTGTGGCTAAGGCGCACGGTAAGGCAAGCTCCAGCAATGGACATTGGATATGGCCGGGAACTACGCTTGTTATTCCAGGGCAGGAATCGTCCGGAGGAAGCACCGTTACAAAGACAGTTTCCGGCAAGTCGAATCCTAAACTTGGTGCAAAGATAGAGAAATCGGCAACCGCATTTACTTACACGGACGTAGCCAGCGGACAGTCTGACAGCGTATCGATTACGGTACACGATATAGGCAAGGAGTGGCTTGGAAGCCTTATGCCAAAGAGAGGCGCAGGGCTTGGAGCAAAGCTGAAGCTGACGAACTGGAACGCAAAGGAACAGACGGTAACGTTTGATTGCGGCAAGTTTATTCTTGACGACATATCCTTTTCAGGAAGGCCGTTAAGCTGTGTCTTAGGCGGCGTAAGTGTGCCCGCGATGGACGATTTCAAATCACTTCCAAAGACCAAGACCTGGGAGAAAACAACCATTAAAGACATTGCTTCGGAGATTGCAGGGAATGCCGGTGTGTCGCTTTATTACGAGGCAGACACTATCCAAATTGCAGAGATAGAGCAGAACAAGCAGACAGACAGCGCGTTTTTGTATTCGCTTTGCGAGAAGTACGGACTTGCCATGAAGGTATACAATCACAAGATTGTTATTTTTGACATTATCCGGTACGAGGAGAAAGGAACGGTCCTTACCATTGATGAAAAGCAGATGCTTTCCTGGACCTTCAACACGACCATTGAGGGAACGTACACCGGCGTAAGCCTGGACTACACGGACCCTGATACAGAGAATACGTACAACGTAACGCTGGGAAGTAGCGGAAGGATGTACGCAATTAACAGCCAGGCTTCCAGTCGGTACGACGCGGAGCTGCAGGCGGCCGCAAAGGTAAACGCGGCGAATAGAAAAATTGAAACTATGACGGTTACGATCCGGGCGAATACGAGTATCGTTGCCAGCCACTGTGTGAAGATAACCGGGCTTGGCAATGCCAGCGGAAAGTATTATATCGATAAGATTAAACATACAGTTGGCAGCGGATATAAGATGCAGTTGACCTTACATAAGGTGCAGACACCGATTAGGGTAACGGCGCCGGTAGATACCGGAGGAACCGGAAGCAGCTACACCGTAGTTTCAGGAGATACCTTGTGGGGAATTTCCAAGAGGTTCTATGGAACCGGAACAAAATACAATGTCATTTACGACGCAAACGCCGATATTATCGAATCTACGGCAAAAGCCCATGGCAAGCCGAGTTCGGATAACGGTCACTGGATATGGCCAGGAACTACACTTACGATACCGGAGGCATAGTTATGAATTTACGAGTTGGAAAAGTAACAAACATATACCCGTCTACCGGGAAAGTAAAGGTCATGTACGAGGATGCAAAGAGCGCTTCGCTTCCGCTTGCCATGCTTACCATGAACAACGAGTATTCGTTACCGGCAGTTGGGGACAGAGTAGTCACCCTGCACATGGAAAACGGAAGCAGCAAGGGCTTTGTCCTTGGTACGTACTACGGAGGCGGCACGCAGCCTAAAGCAAATACCGGCTACCGGAAGGACTTCGGGAAGGGTGCATACGCCACCTGCAGGAATGGAGCATATTCAGTATACGCAGGAGCAATCAGCCTTCGTTGCGGCGATTACCACATTCTTCTGAAAGAGGATATGGAGATTGCAGGCAAGACGGTACTGATTGAGGCAGAGGACGGACACCTTCGGTTCGATGTTGATACGGAGCTTTTCGCCACCGGAGATATGAACCTGGAAGCCGAGGGAGACGCCACATTAAAGGCAACCAACGTTACCATAGAGGCAGAGGAGCTGACGTTAAAGTGTGCCTACGGAGAAATTACCGTAGAGGACTTGATGAAGCGCCTGGAACGCATCGAGGATAAGTTGGGATTGCCACATACCATTTAAGGAGGTTTGAGCCATGGCACAAATAGGAAATTTGGGAAAGCTGATTGTGTTTGAAGTCAGCAGCGAAACGGTTAGAACCTTTCAGAAAATGACGCAGACAGTAAGCGGACGTTGGGCGACGCACAACCCGATCGGAGGAAAGCCGGTGTCTGAATACTTGGGACCCGGACAGAGAGCTTCCAGCCTTCCTATATTCCTATCCGTGAACCATGGCGTAAAGCCGAGGGCCACCATAGAAAAGATTGAGAAGGCAGTTGAAAAAGGCGAACCGTTTCCTTTCGTTGTTGGAGGTCAGAAGATTGGAAATAATCAGTGGGTTATTACCAGCATGAGCGAGACCTGGGACGAGATTATTAAGGACGGCCGCCTTGTTTCCGCACACGTTACGCTTACCCTTGCAGAGTACGTATAGGAGGTGCGCATGGAATCTTATGTTGATTTAGACAGCAACGGTTTTTCGCAGGAAGAATTCGCAGACGTTAAGCTGTGCCTTGAAACGCTTTTGTCTATCCGGGCAGGAAGTCAGCCTTTAGACAGAGAGTTAGGGATTGACTTTGACGGCATAGTGGGTTATCCGCTGGACGTTGCCAAGAATATGCTTACTTTAGAGATTATCGAAAAAGTAGGAAGATACGAACCGAGAGTAGAGGTTGTGTCCGTAGATTTCGATGGAAGCACCGACGGGCAGTTAAAGCCTCACGTACATTTTATGAAAGCGGAGGGATAGCAAAATGGAAAACATAACAGCGAATTTCCCGGACATTAGTTTTATTGACAATGCGACCGTTGAGGAAGTATTGACACAAATGATTAACGATTACCAGGAGAAATATAAGGAGCTTACTAAGAAGGAAGTGTCCCTGGCACAGTCAGACCCTTACAGACTGATTATGTACGCTTGCACAATTCAGATCTACCAGGCTATGCAGTACGCGGACTACGCCGGAAAGATGAGCTTCTTAAAATACGCTCGCGGAGAATACCTGGACAACCTTGCGGCACTTAGAGGCGTACGGAGAAACGAAGCCACACCGGCAACAACTGTGCTTCAATTTTCCATTGAGGCTCCGATTGCATCCGCTGTGTCTATTCCGGCAGGGTGCAGGGTAACAAACGGCAATGATATTTACTTTGCCACGGACGCCTACGCAGAGATTGCAGCAGGGCAGACTTCGATTACCGTAGCGGCGACCTGCACGGAAGCCGGGTCTTGCGGTAATGACTTTGCGGCCGGAGAGTTCAACGTAATTGTAAATACGCTTCCGTACATTATTACGGTTGCCAATATTGAAAAGACATACGGCGGAGCTGACACCGAGGACGACGAGAGCTTGAAGGATAGAATCTTTAATGTGCCGGATTCCTACTCCACAGCAGGACCGGACGGCGCATACGAATACTACACCAAGAGCGCGGATCCAACGATAAGCAACGTTGTTGTAGATTCAGAGGAAGCAGGAACCGTCAACATACGCTTTGTATGCGACGGCGGCGTTATTCCGGGAGACGCCTTGATTCAGAAGGTAACAGAGTACCTGAACGACAAGACGATTCGACCACTTACGGACAAGGTAGTGGTTCAGGCTCCGGGAACCCAGGAATACAACGTAGACTTGACCTACTACATACCTTCCAGCATGAAGGCAGCAGTAGCGACCATTCAGGCAGATGTAGCAACAGCGGTCAATATATACAATACTTGGCAGACGGAGAAGATAGGCAGGGATATTAACCCGTCCTACCTGATTCAGAAGGTTATGGAAGCCGGAGCAAAGAGAGTAAATGTAAGTAGCCCTGCGTTTACAATCCTTGATAAGCACACCATAGCGAAAGCCGGTAAGGTAAACCTGGTATACGGAGGCCTTGAAGATGATTAAGCTGTACAACAGCAATATTACGGACATTCTGCCGGAGGCATTATCCGGTAAGAATGAAGTAATAGCATTGGGCTACGCAATTAACAAGGCCATGCAGCGCTTAATTGAATACTGCAGGAATACCAGCGTATACGCAGTTATCGATACGGCGCCGGACTACGTACTGGATATGCTGGCCTTGGAGCTTAACACACAGTATTACGATGATTCCCTGGAGATTGAGGCCAAGCGGAAACTTATTAAGAATACCCTTGTATGGTACATGAGCGCCGGAACACCGGCAGCAGTTGAGGAATTGATTGCGGCTGTGTTCGGAGAAGGCGAGGTAAAAGAGTGGTTCGAGTATGGCGGCGAGCCGTACTTCTTTAAGATTCTTACCAACGCCCTTATGACGCCGGAGATGAACGAACAGTTTACTACCATGCTTCGCAGGGTAAAGAACGCCAGGTCTCATATTGAGGCTATCGAGATACACCGAACCATTGAACAGCCATACACAGCAGGCGTAGGACAGCACTCCAACTACAAGCCAGCCGCCGTGATTGACGGTTACAATGTAAGCCGCGATACGGAGGGTACAGTTTACGCCGGAGTATTGAACTTCAGACAGACGCGCCCAGAGCCGATTTTAGACGGTTTTGATATCGTAGGCGAACGAGTGGAGGGGTACACCTATTCAGGCGCCGCTATGGCGGCCACAGCGAAGCAGGCGGCCATTAGAGAGGCTTTGTCTGATACCGCAGATACAGTTACGACTACGGTATATACTGCTGCCGAAGGTTATTCGGTT